GATTGTTTTGTTTCGGATTTGTAATTCCTACTGTGTCTGTTACTACTCTTATTGGCTTACTCATTGTTAACCTCCTAATAAAGTTGTTGTTGCATTCAAAGAAGAGTTGGATTGTAATTTTTGCGCTCTTCTTCTTGATACATAGTTGTTTTGTACAGCCTCAGCTGCTGGTGATGTTTGTTTAAGTGTTTCGGCACCTGGAATAATTTTTAAAACTTGATTTTTTTGAGCTTTTAAAAGGTCGCCAATTGGTCCTTGTGTAAACATTTTACTGAACCCCATATTATCCACCTAACAAAGTTGTCAGTTGCAATTGTGGACTATCATTAAGTCCTGTTCCGGTAAGAATTGTAGACGCTCTTCCTTTACGCTTTGCATCTGCTGCTCTTTGTGCAGCGATAATTTGATCTTTCCTAACTGTATCTTCATACTGAGGAACATCCTCCACTTTTGGCATTACTATTGGTGGCGGAGCTGGCATCGATGGTGCCTTAAATATTTTACTCATAGTATTTTAAAATTGTTATCGGCAGTAATTTGCCTGCCTTGGTTATTAATTTGTACATCCTTTAAACCAATGGCTAAGGTTCTCAACGCATCGGCTGCGTGTGATGACCAGTCATGATTTACGGATAATTTATAAACTCTGTCTTTATCATTAAACTTACGATGATAATGACGGAGTGCATTTATTAGTTTAGAGCAGCTATCAACATTTATATAGCACCTCTCTAAAATCATTTTTACAGCGTGAATACCATCTTCGAGTGCAGCCTTTTGCGCTACTCTAAAACGTACCCCCATTTGAGAAGCAACTTCTCTTCTGGATCTGCCGCTTGAAAATTCTGTAACTTCTATGTCGTGCGGAGCATAATGTTCTGCGTAGACATATTCTTTTTCTTTTAAGATCTGAGCATAGTGAGGAAACGCCTGATTATTATTTTCGTAATAATCTATAATATTAATTGCGTGTCCAATTTTCTGAAAAAATATAATTGCTGTACTATCGCTATATCCAATGTCCCAGGCTGTACTTACAGGATGAGCCGGATCGTGCGGTACTGAAGTAACTTGTTTTTTATCTTCAAGTTTTCCTAGTAAGTCTCCGTAGATGGAACCTTTAATATTTCCAATAAAAGAGCATTCGAACTCTTGATTATATTTAGCTACCCCCATTACTGAAAGTGCCGCAGTCAACTCTTCTGCATCTACTATCTTGGTCTCAGATGCTCTGGCTTTATATAAAAACCAATTCTTATTAGATTGAGCTTTCTGATAATAATCATAAAAAAGATTATTCATTCCAGCAGGTGTACCTACTAAAATCATAAAACCTTTCCTATCTGACAAAGCAGGAGTTATAACTTCATCAATCAAAGCAGCTTGAACTTGTGCCGCTTCATCTATAATGCAGCCGTCTAAATATATTCCTCTAAGACTGTCAGGATTTTCAGATGACAGTAAGGTAATTCTAGCACCATTAACTAAATCACATCGCAATTCAGTTTCATTGTATTTTGTGCCAGGTATCTTCTCTGTAAAATGTTTTAAGTAATCCCAGGCGATCTTCTTTGCTTGAGAGTAAGTCGGTGCAATATAAGCATAACGAGGCTGATGATTTTTATTCATCATCGCTAATTTAATAAGATGGTTAATACAAAGAACTGTTTTGCCGAACCTTCTATGGCAACACAGTACGGCGTATCTGTACTTGGCTAATTCTGTATGAACGTAGTCTTGCTGTTTTCTTGGTGTGTAAGGTAAAACAATTTTCATTAATGAATGCTAGGTGTTTGTTTCAAATCAACATAGCGCATCTTAATCTTGGCAAATATAAAATCTGCGAATTCCTGAAGATCCTCTTCGCTTTCAAATCCTGAAAAATTTATAATAAGTTCGTCTCGATAAGTGGAGTAGGTTACTGCCTGAATATTTTTAAACTTGTCGCTAATTTTAGTCATGTAATATGTTTGTTCGTTTGTGCGTTTGCTAGACCGGTATTAACGCTATAGAGATCCGCACGCTATTTTCGGTGCTATGGTAGGCAAAATTAATTCATTTTCCGCCATTTCTAATAGTAATTTGCATGACTAGCCGACACTCTGGATTGGTAATGCTTATTCATTAATCAATCTGGTGTATGAGTGGTGTAAATATAATTTAATTGTTTATTATTTTGCTAACCTCATGATGCGTGCGAGAACAACGTTTATGTTTATTCTACCGAACTTCTAACCACATTCACATCTTCAACATTCACATCAATAACATTCGTATTCGTATTAGACTGAACGTCTGGAACGTTCCAAGTAATCTCAATCTTGCTGTCTGTTCTAATTTCTTGTTTGTCTCCATACACTCCAATTAGCTTTGAAGCTAACCAACGATAATGAGATAACTTCTCACGAACCACCATAATATTACGATTGTCCGCATTCTCTAACTCTTCAATAATTAAATCTAAATATGTTTGTGCGCCTATTCGTCTAGCAGTCAAAATCTTATCTGCAAACTCTTTGTTAGTTGCAATCCATTTATAAACTTTTGATAAACTTGGTGCTTCTTTAGCTTTGCAAATCTTAGTGAGCGGAGTTCCGTTCATCAGTTGAGATACTATTGAGTTCTCTATTTCTGATGTTAGTTGCAATTCGTTCATGATCTTTAAGATGTAAATTTTTTAATAATTTTATTTTACCTTCGGTAGTCTTTGCAGACTTTGGACCAGTTGAAACTCCACCATGAATTCTGCAACGGATATTTCCGTTCTTACATAATATTCCTGGAGCTTTGCAAGGTAACTTATTTTGTTTGTTTATAGTTTCGCAATCTACTCTAATCTTCATCATCACTAATCTGTTGTGGGAACTATCCTTAACTATTCTGGTGTTAGACTTTTTAAATTTAAATTAATTACAACAGCGTATAGATAAACTGTTGACACAACAGCTCTGTATTTTACAGCTGTTTTCTTATTTGTATAGGCTAAGAGAATAAGTTTATTTCTTATGTACTTTAAGAATAAATAATTATGAAATTATATTAGAATTTGTAAAGAAATTTGTCGATGCTGTCAAACGAATATGTAGAATTTATTTTATCTGCCAAACGTTGTAAGATTGTCTGATAGCGAATTTTTAAAGTAGTTCTATGGAAACCAAACATCTTTGCCAGCTTAGTCATTGGAATTCTATTTGCCTTCATCCATATTAATTTCCTTGCAAATATTGGATCTTTATCAACATCAGATTTTAACATAAGCATAACTTCAACGGCAAAATTGTATCTAGTCATCTGTTTAGGCGTGGCTTTGCCTTTATAACTAGCGATATAATAACCATAATCCTGCTCATCATAACTACATTCAATAATCTTATACATCGCAGGAACTCTCCTGTTGTTCGGTTTTGCTATAAATCTTTCAGTCCAAACGGCATCCTCAAGCAAATATCTAATCTGCGTTTCGGTATAGATTTGTTTATCTAGTATCTGTTCGTCTATTTTTTTCATCATAATATACCCAAGGAAATCTAAGTTGATTTGGTTTTAAATTTTCAAACTCTTCGTCAGGCAAATCTCTTAATGCTTCTGACAAATCAAACTGATCTAACTTAGGAAATAAATAAATTTTATCGTCTACTTCTTTATTTAAATCCTTAACCTTATTGTGTAAGTTTTTAAAACCTTCTGATAAATTATTTTTTTTAAATCCTAATTTCTCCAGGAATGATTTGTAGTATGGCATTTCAAATATAAGGTGAGTTCCATTAAAACTAATAGTTAGTAATTGTTTTTGATCTACCTCCAGCTCTGCAATCCTAGACAGGTTCTCTTTTACTGTGGCTAGAGATAATTGAAATAAGCCTGCTATGTTAACAAGCCTTACAAATGGCTCATGCTTACGCAAACTATATTGAGAACAAAGATATTGATATATTCTGAATTCTTGATTTGTTAATTTTAAATTAGGAATTAACTCTGTGCAGCTAGGATAATAATCTCGCATAATTATCCTTTCGTGTAAAATTTTTATTAAATTCTGTATCAGCGTTCATACGCTCTTTTAAATATTCTTTGGAATTGCAATCCGGTATGTGCTGCTGAACTTTATGCTCTAGGTATTGCAAAAACTGATCTGGCTCTAATTCAAGTATTGCTGCTGATGGATTTGGATATATTCTTTTTAGATGAAATTTAGTTATTGGTTTTACGGCTTTACTCTCATCAACTGTGTACCAAACAATCCAATAAGGTATTTTTAAGCATTGAGCGATTTGCTTATATGGTCTTTGCATCCACTCAGATTTGCCTCTAAATGAGCTGTCTTTATTATAAATAGTATCGGCTACAATTAAAATTTTAGCGCAGGCTGGACATAAACTTATAAAATCGCAGTCGCTTAAAGCGACTAAATCGTGAGCCTGTCGATGCCATTTTGAGACTGCAGTTCTGGTTACGCTAAAATATTCATTTCTAGCCATTATTATAACCTCTTAAAAAGCTCATATTTAAGGCGTTTAATACCTGTAGATAAGATGTCAAGTTGTTTAGTCATACTTGACTATAATATTAGTCTATGCGATAAAATCTTATATCTATGGAATTAGCATTAAAAACAGAGTGGTTGAAATCCGAGCCTTCTAAAGAATGGCTTAACTCACATCAAGACGAAGATTTCTTTATAGATTTTAAAAAGAATTCTAAAGCTCAAACAGGCGCAACAGCAACAGTTCAAATCAATTTTTTTTCTGAAAAATTAACAGGCAATAATAAAGTAGATAGCTATAGCCATATTATAACTGGCATATCAATTGAAGTTTATAGAAAAATATTAGGTTTAGATTTTATCAAATCAAAAGATGAGTTCATTGATTTGTGGCAATTTGAAAAAACAGAATATCAAAATAGAATTTTAAAAAATACTTTTGCTCCTGCAGATACTGCTGAACAATTAAGCACTCAATTACACATTAACAATCTTGATACTAAAAAATTTGCAGAAAAATCAGATAAGAACTTTGCAAACATTTGGAAGGAAGTTCGTGGTCAAAGAAAAATATCTATTGACCAAGCAATTAACTATTCAAAAGTTTTGAATTGCGATCCTGTTGATCTATTATTTGAAGAGCTGAAGTGTCAGGTGTGGGGTGCAGTAGATTTATTATCTACTCAGTCTTTAGGAGAATATAATTACGTTCCAGGTCAAGTGTGGACTTACGATACTGAAATTGTAACTGTTCCAAGAGATATTTATAGACCATCAATCAAAGCAATTAAAATTAAAAGTGTAGGTTCTATTTATAATAACCATATTATTTTTTATTATAAAGGTAGCGACATTAAAAATTATCATGGCAAATTAGTTATTGTAGGCAAAAAATTTGTACTTGATGAATTTGGAGTTGACGACATTAGATACTTCTTTGGAATTTATGAAAATGCTAGAGGTAAAATAAGTATATTGAACCCAGATCCATACGCAAAAAATAAGATTGTTGTTGAGGATGTGGCAGATTTTTTATTCATATCTCCTGTAGCTGCAATCATTGATCCTGTTCTTACTAAAAAATCTAACAGAGTAAGATCTGCAATACTTAGAAATGATATTCAAGATAAGTTAAATGAAGTTGAAAAAACTTTATTTAAAACAAGAGAATTATTATTAACATTAAAAGATAAGAAAAAAACTACAGAAGTAAAACACAAATATTCTCAAGTTTTAGGTCAATACGAAAGATTACTTACTAATTTAGATAACAATAATAAAATTCCAGAATTTAAAAAAAATTATACTAAAAAAATAGCATGACAATTAAAGCGCCATTATTTTTAAGAAAAAAAGAAGTTTGTTTGAGATATGGAATTCCTGAGAGTTCATTAAAACACATGGTCTCTGCTAGATATAAATATCAAAAGCCTCCACATAAAAAAATAGGTAGAACAAGTTTTTATGGTCCAACAGATCAATTAGACGCTTGGTGGAACTCTGATTTAACTGGAATTAAAATACAGAACAACACGGCGAATACGGCGATTAAAGCGACTAAGCTAAAGTTAGCTAAGTAGAAGTTCTAAGTAGTCAAGGCTGACTACATTAATAGACAAGTTAGACATAGGAGATTACATAAGCTCTTATGACAAACACAAATATAATTTTAGATAATAATACAAAAATTTTAGATCCTCTTGCAGAAGCTAAAAATATTAATCCTCCATTCGCAATTAAATTAAAACTTTCTCACCACTCACCTACTCAATGTTTAATGC